AGATGTATTTGATCGTTTATCAGCAACAGTGAGATGATTAAGAGAGTCAATAGCCGAAGAAGCAGCTTTAATAAGACCGGCGAGAGCTTCAACATCTTCGGCATTAGGAGCTGAGATAATAAAATCTTTCACAGTGGCCACCATATCTAATGCGTCCTCGACGAGAGCGGCTCCTTTTTCAATAGTAAACTTTTCAAGCTCTTCTTTTGTAATTGGGTCTCTCTCCGTCTTTACACGCTCTACTTTGGTATTAACCGCTTGAAGTTGATCTAGCAATGTTTCTACTTCATCATTTAACTCTTTATCCATAGTGTCAATATACTTATCCCTTGTTGATTTTAATTAAAGGTGTATTATTATAGTGTATATGTCTATAGATCCTAATATTCAATATCTTCCTATTTTAAAGTTTGAGAAAACTCATGAACTTGCTAAGCTACCAACTAAAAATCATGAATCAGATACAGGCTATGATGTCTATAGTATTGAAGATAAAATTATTCCAGCTAGGGGAAGTGCAGTTGTTGGAGTTGGGTTAAAGTTTGCTTATATTCCAGAAGGGTATTGGGTTAAGGTAGAGAGTAGAAGCGGTTTAGGTTTCAAATACGGTGTCTCAGCCCATCCAGGCATTATTGATAATGCTTATAGAGGTGATGCTGGTATAAAATTATATAATAATACAGATGTTGACTACGAAGTAAAATCCGGTGACAGGATTGCACAATTTGTTATATATATGAATATTCATATGCCTGTTGAATGGGGTAAAGCTGATAGTACTGATAGAGGTGAAAAAGGATTTGGAGCGTCTGGACGTTAAGATGAATTACGATTTTCAAAATCTTTGGGTAGAGAAATATCGTCCAAAAAATCTTAAGGATTTTATTTGCACGGTTTTTACTAAAGAGTCTTTAATCTCATTTAAGGATAAAGAAGAGATTCCAAATCTATTATTTGTTGGAGCTGCGGGTATTGGCAAGACATCAGCAGCTAAAATTATTGTTAATGATATTCTTGATTGCCAATATCTATACATAAATGCCTCTGACGAAAATGGTATCGATACTATACGACATAAAGTGGTCAATTTTGCACAAACCATGAGTATTGATGGTAAGATTAAAGTTATTATTTTAGATGAATGTGATGGGCTTTCTATAGATGCGCAGCGAGCGTTAAGAAATACAATGGAAGAATTTGCTGGTATTACACGATTTATACTTACAGCGAATTACAAATATAAAATTATACCTGCGCTTCAGAGTCGCTGTCAGAGTTTTGATCTCACTCCTCCTTTGGACTTAGCTGTTAAGAGGTGTGCTAATATCCTGAAGCAAGAAAATATTACTATACCAGAAGATCAAAAAATTAAATTAGTTGAGTTTATAAAAGGCACATACCCTGATATTCGTAAATGTATAAATGAGCTTCAAAAATTCTCATCTACAGGTACACTTGTACTAAATGATACTAAAAACAATAAGGTACTTGAGCTTATTTTTAAAGAAATAAAAAAGAGAAACGTCGAGATGTTACGTAAAGCTCTTATTGAAAGTGAACACACATTTAATTCTGACTATACCTCGCTTCTTCGCAATTTATTTAATTTCGTTGACGAGACAGAAACTAATTTGGATTATAAGCGACTATATCTGCTTACAATTTCAGAATATCTATATAGAGATAGCTTTGTAGTAGATAAAGAAATTAATTGTTATGCCTGCTTAATTCAGCTATCCGAAATTAAGCCTTAGGCATATACTTCGCTGTATATGATGCAGGATCCTTTGCATCAACATTTGGAGATGCAGGAATAACTGTATTAACGTTTTTAAGTGTACGGTCACCGGGAGCGAGTTTATTATTACCTAAATCCGATGTCCTAGTACGAGCCGTTGAATAGAAGGGAACTTCTTCCGCTTCATCTTTTACTTCTACAGGCTTGATTTTAATCTTGTTGTCGTATTTGTTTCTATCGGGTACTTCTTCAAGTCCAGGAACAGTATCGATCTTGTCAAGCATGCCGACATGTACAATAGCTGTTTTAACTATTCTACCGCCACCTTCATCAAGGCCAATTTCTACAGTAAAATCCGGACCTGAATCATCAGGATTACCTGTTCCCATAACTGCAGGAAACTTATTAATAACATTCGTAACTCTAAGCGTACGACCATCTTTAATTATGTCTTTAAGGTTTTGAACAAGCGTGTCAGCTTGAGTTTTAACAAAGGGATGTCTTAATGCATCATTTTTTAACTTAACAATATCGCCCTGGAGAAAACCACCGTGATTATAACGGGTTAACCAGCTCTCATAGAGTTTTAAGAAACGCTTTTTCATGTATTATTATTTATTGTCTCAGGTGTAATAAACCAACCATCGAAACCTAAAACACTAATAAATATATATGTGGCGACTATTAAATTAAACTCACTTACCGAAAGACCAGCAAAGTCTGTCAAAGGTTATGTCTATAGTGATTTACATTTAGACTTTACACCAGTTTATTATAATCCACCATATGGCTCCTATACCCAACATAATGAATTATTAAAAGACCCCGAAATTATAGATATTGTCGCTGATTATAATTTAGGGGCAATAAAAAATTCATTTAAAAACATATTCCTAACAATACCGGGTCAAAAAATTCTTAATCCTTTGTTTGGATTGAATTTAATACAATATTTGTTTGAGCCTTGTGATGAAGACATGGCTAATTTGATCGGTAATGAAATTGTAAGTGGTATAACAACATTTGAGCCTAGAGTATCTCTTATAAAGGTAACTGTTATAGCGCAACCTGATGATAACCAGTACGATATAACAATTGTATTCAGGGTTCCGTCAATAGGCACATCTAGTTTTTTCCTAAATGGCATATTAAGTACTTCAGGGTTTGTTTATACATCTCAATAAAATAATCTATGGCAACTAACAATAACCAGTATAACGATTTTAATTTACCGATAGACGCCTATGCATCGTTCGACGCTTTAAGTTTAAAGAATCTAATTATAACAAGACTTAATTCAACAAATAACTACACTGATCAGAGATACGAAGGCAGCAATTTGTCTTCAATTATCGATATTATTGCATATGCGTATCATGTTTTATTATTTTATCTAAATCGAACAAGCGCTGAAACAACGCTCACAACAGCAGAATTATATGAAAATGTAAATAAAATTGTTAAGCTTATTGGTTATAATCCAATTGGATATCAGACAGCTATATTACCGTTTCAAGCAACAGCTAATTCAAGTCTCGAAAGCGCCACATACACTATTCCACGCTATTCCTTCTTTAATGTTAATGGTACAAATTATTCCTTTAACAAGGATGTAACTTTTACAAACAATAATAACGGTACGACCACTGTGTTGAATGATCTACAGGACAATAACCTTTTATACCAAGGTACATACACAGAATACCCTTCATACCTCGCAGCTGGTGCACCGTTCGAAGTTCTTACATTGACTATTGTAGGCCCAAATGCACAGAATATAATTATTGATCATTTTAATACAGAAGTATATGTCAAAGATAATACGGCTGTTAATCCTGTTTGGGAAAAATGGGCATCAACTCAGTCTCTTTTCTTAGAAAGATCAAATGCGCTTAAATATGAAATTCGTTTAAATGAGAATGAACGGTATGAAATTAAATTTGGTAATAATGTAAATGGAAAAAAATTAAATCCTGGCGATGAAGTTGCAATTTATTATCTTAAATCCAATGGTTCTCAAGGCGAAATTGGTCCCGGCCTGCTAAACAACAATCAATTATTTTTCTTTAGCTCCACTCGCTTCAATCAAATTAAAAAAGATACAACACCTATAAATTTAAATCTTATAAATGCACAGCAGGCTCAACAAATTATATTTTCTAATATTGATCCATCTACACCATATACACCTCGAGAACCTGTAACCAGTATTAAAAATAATGCTACAAACACCTTTCGTAGCCAGTATCGTTTAATTACCACTGACGATTATCAAAATTATGTAACAAGAAATTACAGTAACATTATTGGCTCCGTAAAAGTAGCTAATAACTGGGATTACATTTCTGGCCATCAAAAGTATTTCTTCGATTTGGGTCTTGATAAACCAAATTTAAATTCCAGAGTATTGTTCAATCAGGTAAAATTTGCAGATGCTTGTAATTTTAATAATGTTTATATCTATGCAGTACCAAGATTAGAAAAATTAACTTCACTTACAACGCGAGCAAATTATCTTAATGCTGCACAAAAACAGCTTATTACAAATGATTTATATAATGTCAAGCTAACTCCTGCAGAGACTATCATCAATGACCCTGTATATGTCGCAGTAGACATAGGCATTCGTGTACCCGGCGAGGCGTTAGCACCATCAATTTCTGATAATTGTTACATTGAAATTACACGCGATGTAACTGCCAAAAGAAACCCTCAAACAATCAAACAGCAAGTATATCAAATATTTAAACAATATTTTGCCACAACAAATGATAATCTCGGTTCTTTAGTTAGCTTAACAAATATTACTAATAGCATATTAGCACTTGAAGGCGTCACAGATGTTAATACAAAACGAACTGAGGGCGATGCAACATACACAGCACCAGGCATAAGCATTTTAATTTATAACCCTGTTTATCCTTATAGCGATATTCATGTAACCTCACAAGATGTACAGCTGCCATATTTTAAGTTTCCATTCTTAAACAATCTCCTCGATTTTGCAAATAAAGTAAGAGTAGTAACACCTTCTATCCAGACGCTACAAAAGGAGTACTAATATGGCTTCAAATGTGAATTTGACATATCTGTACTTTGATGTGCAAGATTATAGCAATACAAGTATACTTTCATCATATACTCTAGATCTAACACCTCTCCGCTTTATACCTGATTTTACATCATCTCCATTACTCTCTGGTACAAACAAAATTTCTAATAAAAAAATTAAATGGGATTTTGGTGACGGGACACAATCTACAACATTAACTGGTTTTCATACGTACAAATGGCCTGGTAAATATAAAGTTACACTAACAGTTTATGATAGTAATGGTCTTGCTTACGATAGTTCTTATCAGCCAACTATTAATATATATGATTTTATTCATGAGCAGCTCTTATTTCGTGACTTCGGTAAATTTATATATGACGTCCCAGCAAGTAGAATTATTGACCCTTTAGTTATAGATCGCTATTCCAGCTGGCAATCTTATAATGCTGTAAGCGCTAATGGCGGTTATACAATAGGTCTTTATGCATCAGGAGCTGCAGGTGATTTTGAAGATTCAGTTAATTTTGAGAATGATAAATGGTCTCACCTAAGATCGTTAAGTCGATTTTATGTTAAAGAAAGAATTGGCGCAACAGAGCAATACGTTCTTGTAGATAAGCTCTCAACAACAAATACAGAATTTTACGCAGGAATAGTAAACAACAAAATACAAGTTGTATCTAAAGGTACATATGGCTGCGAATTTGCAGGAACAACAGGAACCGGATCATTTTATTATGTTGACGACCGTGTTAAGAATTTTACATCTCGCGAACCACCTATACTAATTTTTTGTACTCTTGATAATAGATTCTATAAAGATGAATTTTCACAAAGAACAAATTTATTCAATTATATTGAATATCCACCTTATGGATTTCAAAATATTGCACCAGCTGTACAACCAATTATTAAAGTAAGACATAATCCTGCGCAAAATATTTCTATTACAACAACTGGAATAGACGGTGAAGGCACACTTTCATCTACACTATTTAATATTCCAGAAATTAGCTGGGAAAAAACACAAATTCCTTTTGTTATAAAACTCAAAGACGAAGCTAGTTTTACAACAAAGACATACCCACCGCTTTCATCAACAACAACAAACCCTTCACTCGCGCCGCTAACATCTTATAATGTTCAATTTGGTCTAGTATATACAGATAATACAGGGACCCATCCTTATACTGCAGCTTCTTATTATGAAGACTTTACTCCTGATGCACCTCAATCTCTAGGAGCATTTTATAAAGGATATTTCGTTCCTACAGACTCAACAATGAATGTTAAGCTTACTGCACAATTGACGCTTGTTGACCCGGTTAATTTTCCAAAAGATTCATTAGTAGGCTGGATTGCACAACCACAATATAGCTACCTGACACGTTTCTTTAAACAATCATTATATGATTCTTGTTTAGGAACAGTTTCCGTTCATATTTCTGCATTGCAATCCTTTTTTTCTAGTGATCCAAATCGTAATGTTTACGCTATAGCTGTTGCACCGTCAGGTGCAGGCTTTGGTAACGATTATAAGGCATGGGTTTCTGATGCAACTAATGATACGCTAATAAAATTAGATGTATATGGTAATATTCTTTCAACATTTTATTTATCAGCATTTCCAGTTTTAAGTGGCAATGAAATACAATACAGAAATTTACTTTCACCTGTTTTATCTAGCGCCGCTCCTAGTAGCATTGTTCTTGATAGTAACAGTGACTTATGGATTACACTTTTTGATAGTATATCAGCAGTAAAATTTGACGGTGAAGGTGGATATGTTAAAGCAGTTGCAGAGCCTAATTTTACTAATCTAGTCTACTACTTAAGCTCTGATTATAATATTGCAGCATTAAGTGGTTATGCGGGTGAGAATACTATTCTACCATCTTGCATCGATACAGATTTATACAATAATATATGGGTATCATATACACACCCTGTTTCACATTTCTTAGCTAAATACGATACTAATGGTGTATTGCTACAAGTAATTCCGTTTCCATTTTTAATATCACCAGCAGAAATAGTTGTTGATAGAAATCGTAATGTCTGGGTTACTGCTAT